TTCTGATTGTTCTACCATAACATTTACAGATTCATCTAATTACAATACCGTTAGCTCACCTACAGCTAATAGTAATGGTATTGCAGCAAGTAGCTTTACAAGTGCTACAGGTAGACGGTTTATTATATCTGATTCTAACTACGATGTTATAGCAACATTACCATTAACAGGTGGAGCTTTAACTGCAAACTATGCAGTAACCTCTGACTCTTGGTTGAGTGTAGACTTAAACCTTATTCAATCTCCATCTTCTTATACTGTTAATCACAGCTTATTATCTACTTGTTTCTTGACTCAATGTTTTTCAGAGCTTGTAGCTGAAACAGATTGTGGTTGTGGATGTGATACAGGTAATTGTAATTGCGATTCAGTTAGCAATGATAAGACAATATTATTACAAAATATTAAAGCTGCTGAGATATTTGCAATATACTCAAATCCTCCTCTTGCACAAAAGCAATTAGATGCAGGTGCTGTAATATGTCAAAAGAATCAAAATAAAACTACCTAATAAATAATATGAGCAATCAACCAATATGCCCAGAATCATCTATTGATGGGTCATTAATATTCCCGAATACCATTGTTGAGTTTGGTCCTCAAGGTCCACAGGGTGTTCAGGGTTTGATTGGACCACAAGGAGTTCAGGGTGCTCAGGGTTTTCAGGGAACACAAGGCTTTCAAGGCACACAAGGACCAACAGGTCCTCAAGGAGTTCAGGGTTCTCAGGGTTTTCAGGGCACACAGGGTACTCAAGGTACTCAAGGTTTTCAAGGTCAACAAGGAGCTACTGGACCTCAGGGATTCCAAGGTAATCAAGGTTCTACTGGAGCTCAAGGAGTTCAAGGTACTCAAGGTGTTCAAGGTCCACAGGGATTTCAAGGTACTCAAGGTTTTCAAGGTATTCAAGGTTCTACTGGGGCTCAAGGAGTTCAAGGACCAACAGGACCTCAGGGAGTACAGGGAGCACAAGGAAATACAGGTGCTCAGGGTGTTCAAGGTCCAACAGGACCACAGGGTACTCAAGGGGCACAAGGTCCTGGTGTACCTACATCAAGAACAATATCTACTACTGCTCCATTAAGTGGTGGTGGTGATTTAAGTGCAAATAGAACATTATCAATTACTCAATCAAGTACATCAACAGACGGTTATTTATCATCTACCGATTGGAATACTTTTAATGGTAAAATTGGTGGTACTGGAACTACTGATAGTATTGCTTTATTTAATGGAACAAAAAGTTTAACAGCATCTTCTATAACACAACTTGGAGATGTTGTTGCTATTGCAAGTAGTAGTTCTACTTTTGGAGTTGGAGATTTAGGGGGTGGAGATTATACATTTAGAGTAATAAGTGGTAGTACTACAACAATTTCTTCTGGTCTTGCAATCACTGGTGGAGGTCTTGGTGTTGTTGGTAGTATAAATAATAATAATGGAGGTATTACACAAACTGGCTCAATAAGTGGTGCAACTTCATTATCTTTAAGTGGTGCAATAAGTGGTGGAACTGATATTAGTGGAAGTGGAAAATTAACTATTCCAAACATTGGTTCAAGTGGAACAATAAACGTAGGAAGCACAACAACTGCAACAAAGCGTTTAGAGATTACTGGAGATAATAATGCTGCTGCTGAAAATAATACTTTAAGATTTGTAGATACAGATACAACTACTGCTGCAAACCAAGTAATTGGTAAGATTGAATTTTATTCTGGAGATGCTTCTACTCCTGGTGCAAGTGTTAAAGCATATATTGCTTGTAGTGCTACAAGTGCAACACCAAATGCTTATATAGATTTTGCTACTGATACTACAACTGGTACACCAACCGTAAGACAAAGAATTGCATCTGATGGTACTATATTAATGGCTACAACTACTGATAATGGAAGTACAAATATTCTTCAAGTAAATGGTGGTTTAAATTATAATATAATTAGTAAATTATCAACTGCAACTGCATATACTTTATTGTTAGCAGATGTCGGTAAATATTACATTGCAAATAGTACATCTGCAATAGCAATTACAATACCATTAAATGCTACAACTGCTCTACCAGTTGGAAGTATATATTATTTTGTACAAAGAAATACTGGTGTTCCTACATTTACTGGAGAAACTGGTGTTACATTAAGAACTCGTTCAAGTGCAAGACAACCATTTGCACAATTTTCGGAGGTTAAATTGGTTAAGGTTGGAACTGATGAATGGTACTTAACTGGCGATTTAAAAGCATAATTATATTAACAAAAAGATATGTCTATAAACATAACAGCAAAATTACAGCAAGGTAAATTATACTATGCAAACTTAATGGATGAGTATGTAGACCATTCTGTATATGGAATAGATACCGATGATTCTTTATTTTGCAGAGCAAATTATGCTTATAACTTAATAGAGGCATTAGAATATGAGCTCGCCAAAGGATTGACTTATGAAGATGAAATAATAATTACACTGTATGGTCAGCTGAACTGCATAGTACCTATTGGATATTGTACTATAAATATAGATGATTCATTATTAATACCAAATGTAAACAATGATGTTATAGTTGCTGGTCCTCAGGGACCTCAGGGTCCTCAAGGATTGATTGGTCCTCAGGGTGTGCAAGGTACTCAAGGTGTTCAAGGTCCACAGGGATTTCAGGGATTTCAAGGATTACAGGGTGTACAAGGATTTCAAGGGGTTCAGGGTATACAAGGTCCACAAGGTTTTCAAGGAACTCAGGGTCAAAAAGGAGATAGTGGTGCTATAGCTGATTATTTTGCTATACAAGATACAACTACACAGACTAATCCTACTGCAAACACCCCAAGAGTTGTAAAATTTGACACGGTAGACTTATCTAATTATTTTTCATTGCAAACAGATACAGCAGTATTTGTTGGTACTATAAACAATGGTGGAGCTGGCTCTGGGACTGTGCTCACCGTAACATCTGTAACTTCAGGAACCTTAAGAGTTGGTATGGTTCTTACTGGTGGTAGTATAACAGCTGGTACATTCATATCTGCATTTGGAACAGGTACAGGTGGAGTAGGAACATACACTGTTAGTGTATCTCAGAATAGAACAAGTGCTACATATACAGGTACTATCAAATCTAAAATAGTTGCACAAAATCCTGGAGTATTTAATGTTCAATTTTCTGCTCAAGTAGACAAAACAGATGCAGGTCAAGATTCGGTAGATTTTTGGTTTGCTAAGAATGGAGTAAATATTAATGGCTCTGATGGTCAGGTTAACGTTCAGGGTAATTCAGCAAAAACTTTAACATCTTGGAATATATTAATAAGTGTAGCTGCTAATGATTATATAGAATTATATTGGGCAAGTGCTGATTTGAATATAAGATTATTTGCTCAAGCAGCACAAACATCTCCATTTGTACATCCATCTATACCATCTGTTATACTAACCTGCACGCCTGTGGCTGGAAGTATTTCTGGTCCACAAGGTTCTCAGGGTACTACAGGTGCTCAAGGTGCTACTGGTGCTCAGGGTGCTACTGGTGCTCAAGGTGTTCAGGGTCCACGTGGATTTCAAGGATTCCAGGGATTTCAAGGAGCAACTGGTTCTCAAGGAGCAACTGGTTCTCAAGGTCCACAAGGTACACAAGGATTTCAGGGTGCTACTGGTTCGCAGGGTCCACAAGGTACGCAAGGATTCCAAGGTCCTCAAGGAACACCTCCACCTAATACATTCAATAGACAAACAGCTTCATATACTCTTGTAATTGGTGATGCAGGAAAGATAGTTGAGATGAACGTAGCTTCGGCTAATAACCTCACCGTACCATTAAACTCAAGTGTTGCATTTGCTATAGGAACAGAGATACAAGTATTACAATACGGTGCAGGTCAAACTACAATAGTAGCTACTGGTGGTGTAACACTAAGAAGTAATTCAGGATGGTTAAAGATTGGTGCTCAATATACAGGTGTAACACTTGTTAAGGTTGGCACTAACGAATGGTATGTAATTGGTAACTTAGTTGCATAATGGGAAAACTATTATCCTCGGCTATAAAAATGCAGAATGTTATAGTTAATCCTACATTGACTATAAATTGGAATGAAAGTTACATAAATGGTTCTGTAGCAGTTTATAAGAATGGTTCATTGTATGGAAATGCAACAGCTGGTGTTCCTTTTGTAGTTCCTATAGTTGCAGGTAATACTTTCTATATAGTAGCTACTCCTGACCCATTAGTTGGTGCTGCATTATATTCATACTATGTAAATGATGCGTTTGTAGCAAGTGGATATGATACTATCCCACTTACATCTCCAACATACACCGCAAGTGGAAGTAATGTATATAGATTTGAAGTAACAACAGGTTTAGCCTAATTTGTAAATTTAAAAATAATTGCTTAGATTTGTAGTTCACTTAATAAGTAAATTATGAATCAAGAAAAAGCAATTCAAGTTTTAATTCAAGGATGTCTAGTAGCACAATCTAAAGGTGCTTTTACATTAGACGATGCAGTTATTGTTAAAGAGGCAATCGAGCATTTCGTTCCAAAGAAAGAAGAATCGTCAGAACAACCTGAAGAAAACTAATGAAATTTCACGTCATTACTCGTTGTACACGAGTTGAAAACCTATTAACTATTGCAGATTCTGTTTATAAAGAAGGAGTTAATGTAACTTGGCACGTAGTATTTGATACTAGTGTAGTTAAGGAAGTTGAGGCATCACTACTCGGTGAGCTGTACAGGCGTGGTGCAGAGCTTCACTTCAAGCAAGGCTCACCAGGAACCTATATGTATCCTGAGATGAATGAGCTTATCAAGACATTACCATCAGAAGATTATGTTACTCTAATTGATGATGATAATATCGTACATCCTGACTACTACGATGTAATAAATAATACTATAGATGCCAAAGAAACAGAATCATCGTCATTGGTAATTTGCTATAATCAATTAATAACTGTAGATAATCCAACTTATAGACACGCTATACCAAGTAATGTGGTGGTAGGAGGTATAGACTTAGCCCAATTTACATTTGCAGTAAGAAATATTCACTCAGAAGAGTTTGGTTCAGGTTATTTCGGAGACGGAGAATTTATACAAGCTATTCACAGAACATTACCTAGTAGATTTATATTCATAGACCAAACACTTTGCTACTATAACTACCTACAACAAGTAACGCCAAAAAAGACATCGGCTCCTAAGATATTATATATCGGAGAGGGTAAGCCCGAACTTAAATCATTAGTACATTTAGGGTACGAAGATACATCACTCAACGTATATTACAATGAGAATGTAGGAGATGTAGACCCCGATGCTATTATTACTGTAGGTGGCTCATACGAGGAGCACACTGACCTTATGTCTGCTCCCCTTGATATACGAAGAAGATGGGTACACTTTGAGGAAGAACCTGAAAACTTAGGAGAGATAGCCTACAATGTAGCTATGAATTACATCCTAAATACCCCTACACCAAAGGTATCATTTTTTACACCTGCATATAACACTCCATTGAATAGATTATGGAGGCTGTATGAATCAATCAGAGCCCAGACAAGCCACGATTGGGAGTGGGTTATAGTAAATGACTCACCAAAAAATAATAAGCTCTCAGAGGAGCTTAAAAGGTTATCTAATTTAGATTCAAGAGTACGTGTATTTGCATTCAGTAAAGCAAGTGGTGGGGTAATTGGAGATGTTAAGTACAAGGCTGCATCTCTATGCCGTGGAGATATACTTGCAGAAGTGGACCACGATGATGAATTAGAAATCAGATGCTGTCAGTATTTGATAGAGGCATCAGAAGCTCACCCTGAATGTGGATTCTTTTACACAGACTGCGTAGAGTTAAATGAGATGAGGCAGTCAATAACATATCCTGAAGGTTTTGCATTTGGATATGGTAGCTATAAAAAAGAAGGTAAGTGGGATGTTAGTGTATGTGTTGGCATAAACCCTAAAACCATTCGTCATATTGTAGGTGTACCTAATCACATTAGAGCTTGGAGAAAAGAAGTATACCACGCAATTGGTGGTCATAATCGTAGGCTCACCATAGCAGATGATTATGAGCTCATCGTAAGAACATTCCTAAATACTAAGTTCTGTCATATAGATGCACTAGGATATTATCAGTACATATACAATAACGATAGTGGACAGAATACTCACGATGCTACAAGAGGAGATATACAGAGAAGAGTTAGAAGCATTGCAAGTCACTACAACCACGACATAGCCCAGAGATTTTATCAACTGGGAGTTAGAGATTGGGCATATAAAGAGAACCCTAGTAATCCCCTGTTAACACCTAGTAGGTTCGGAAGTAAAGAAAAGTCTGTAAACGTAAAGTACACCCCAAAAGGTTAAGTTTTTTTCATTATTTTTGTATCATAATTCAAACTATGATATGAAATCAGAAATATTAATGGCACTGGTACTAATCGTATCAAACGTGCTTACAGGTTTAATAACTAATTCGGCTATGAAAAAGAAACAAGCAGCCGAAACATCTAACTATATTTCTGAAGCCTATACTAAACTAGTAGAAGACCTGCAAACACAAATAACTGCAATGAAGGATGAGATTGAGGCTCTTAAGGGAGAGATTTCAGCATTGCGAGTTAAGAATACTGACCTATCTATTAAGGTTAAGAATTTAGAGTTTGAAAATAAATTTTTAACATCTGCGATAAAAAACGAAGAGTAATTTGCATTTATCACTTTAACTTCCTACCTTAGCTAAAATTTAAAGCTATGAAAGGATATATTAACTATGTTGGTGGAGCACTATTGTTCGCACTAATTGTTATCGGAATCTCTAACTACAATAAGTATAAGCACAATTACGAGGAGCAATCATCATTGATTACCTCATTTCAAGATTCCATTAAATACTACAAAGATAAGGATGGGAAAAACTCAGCACAGATTGCTTTGCTTGAGGGCTCTAAAGAAAATCTATTGAAAATTATTGGCAAATCGGATGCTCAGCTCACCAAACTATTAAAGAAAGGTGCAAGCTCAGGAACCGTATTTAACCAAACCACAAAGTTTGACACAATCGTGACGGTCAAGCGTGATACAATTAATGGCGTGATTGAATTTAATAACTCAATTAAAAACAATTGGATTGACTTGCAAGTAAGAGTAAAAGATGATAGTTTGCATACCTTTCTTGAAACAAGAGATAGCTTAAGCGTCTCATTTCAGAAAGTGAAACAAGGATTTCTTAAACCTAAAAAGTCTGTAGTTGTTGTTACAAATGCTAACCCATATGTAAAGACTACAGGTCTACGTTCATTTGATATTCCACAGAAGAAAAGTAATTTAAAGTTTTGGTTCGGTGTTGGCATAGGTGCAGGTGCTGGCTATTTATTATTCCGATGAGGGTACTAAAGAGAGCAAAGAAGGGTATGGTAAAGAACGTCACCAAGGTGGTTGACGATGGGATTAATTTTGACTCAAAGCTTGAGCACTATGCATATGTGAAAATGAAGGAGAAGGGTGTGGTGTTTACGTTAAAGCCTGAGTACATATTAATTGATTCGTTTAAGTATTGTGGGGAGTTGGTTAGACAGATGAAGTTCACGCCTGATTATTTGCTCACCGAACATAATATTATCCTAGAGACTAAAGGTTTCCCAAATGATGCATTTCCTCTAAGGTTAAAGTTCTTCAAGTACAAGATGCACAAAGAGAATAAGGAGATTAAGTTTGTTGTGTGCAGGACTATGAAGGAAGTAGATGCTTTTATAAATACACTATAGTATGTATTCATCAGACGACGAATTAAGCGAATTGACTTACATTTCCAAGGATGGTAAGATGAAGTTTATTTGGGATGTATTCGGTGAGATTGATGGAGTTTTTGAGTGGGATGACTTATTAGATTTTTATTCAATATATAGCGATGGCAACAAACAATGAAGAGGTAGCTTTCTTAGAGGTTACAGTTTATGAAACAGGTAAGTGTGTTATAGAGATGATGGACAATGGTAACCTATCTGACTTCTTATCTAAGGCATTACATAAGGATGAGCAGTTGCTCGCCCTATTCGCTGAGACCTACATTAAATACTCAGAGCAGGTAAACAACGGGTTGATGAAACCCACATCAATAAACTAAAAATAAATTAATGAAACCAAAACACGCAGGTTACAAGCAACAAGCTTTCGAATTTATGGAGAGAGCTATGGCTAATCAAGTTGACCAAAGCATCACAGAGATGGCAAGGAATTTCTGCGATGAGAATGAGATTGATTATAACGATAGTTTCAGGAGACACTTTTCGTTATGGATGGATGCATTTAAGATTAAGTTAGCAGAGAGGAATAGTGTGAAGCGTGAGCTATTTGGTCTTAATGGATTTGATTTTAATATCCCCGATGGGGAGGATGAGATTGAGATTCCAGAGATGACCCTACCTAAAAGATACAGAAAGGTTGCCGTTATATCTGACATCCACCTACCATACCACGACAGATACGCATTAGTAACTGCTCTCCGTGAGATTAAAGACATCGGTGTAGATGCTATCTATATTAATGGAGACCTGATGGATGCCTATCAATTGTCTCGCCACGAAAAGAACAAGATGAACAGAAGCTTCAAGTATGAGGTGGATATGACAAGACTATTCTTTGAAGAGCTAAGGAAACAATTCACAAAGGAGGACATCTATTTCAAGATTGGTAATCACGATGTACGTTTTGATAAATACATTATGGATAACGCAGACCAATTGAATGGTTTGATTAACCTAGAGGATGTATTGAGATTGCGTGACCACAGGGTTAAGCTTGTTGGCTCAATGACTAAGGTTATCCTTGGTAAGCTAAACATATTACACGGACACGAGTTGCCTGTGAAGGGTGCTTTAAACCACGCAAGGGCAGTTATGAGTAAGGTGAGTAGTAATGTATTGATGGGACACTTTCATCGCTCAGATAGAAGCTATATGCGTGATTTGGAAGGTGATGTTCACGCAGTGTTTGGTACAGGTTGCTTATGTAAGTTGAACCCTAAGTATATGTCTATTAACAATTGGAACCACGGTTGGGCATTGGTAGAAGTGGAGAAGGATGGTAGCTTTGTTGTTGAATCTAAAGACATCTTTATTTAGAATCATTCTAAATTGCAAATAGTTTTTGCATTGTTGAAAACTATTACATAATTTTACCTCAGTAAACGGGGGGTGGTGATGGGATACGGGAACCTGAACTGCTCTCCGTTTTTTAACCTTAACACTTTATGAAAGAACAAGAAGAAAGAAACAGTACCTATTGGGACAAAGAAAGGCTTGCTAAGTTTTGGGGTAAGAACCCTACACAAGAGTTTAATGATAGGATTGAAACTCAAGATGATATTCAGTTAGAGTTTCAAGAATCACTAGGAGGTGTAGAGCAGGAGCCATCTAAAAAGAACAGAGTATTTGAGTCAGGCTCTCAGCGTGATGACGATACTAACAAGCCATTACCTAATCACCTAGATGCATATGTTCGTATGCGTTATGGGTATCTATTAAGACACGGAGCCAATCACTATGACAAGGCTAATTGGAGAAAGGGTCAACCTACAGAGACTGCATTGGAGAGCTTGCATAGACACCTTGCTAAGTTTGAGATGAACTTATACAACGAAGTTGAGCAGGATGAGGACCATCTATCTGCCATCATATTTAATGTTCAGTTGATTATGAAGAACGAGGAGAAGGAAGGAATTAAAACAAACCAATACTATAAACCTATTTAATATGGAAACAATTAACTTACACGAAGTAGATGTAGCTGTAGTTCTTGAAACAGCAGAAGGTTGTGATGCACTTAAGCCAACGGGATTTAATGGTGATTCTGATTGGTATGACAGAGCAATCATTGGGCTTACCGATAATGGACAGCTCGTATACTCAAAAGAATGGATGGTTAAACTATTGATGGAATCTGAGAATACTGATTTAAGTGAAGAAGATGCTTGGGAGTTTTTGGAATACAATTGCTTCTGTGCGTATGTTGGTGAGCAGACTCCAATCTTTGTAAACACTTATCAAGTATGGCAAAGCTAACTAAAACCGAGATTAACATATTAAGGAAGTTTGTAGATACATTTGATTTAGAAGCTAAGAGTGGAGGTGAACCAATATCATTTGAGAATGTTGTCAGGATTTTAGAAGGTCAGCTCCCCGAAAAGAAAGGCATAGAGGATAGAAGAAAAGAGTTTGCAGAAAGCTTGAGACCTCATCTACTTAAGTACGGAGCTGATATGCTCAACAAGTTTTACAGATATTGGGGAGCCAACGATGGCTTGAAGATTAAGTTCGAGAATCAGAAGACTTGGAACTTAGAACAAAGGCTCACCACGTGGCACAACAATGACTTAGAGTGGGAGAGAAAAAAATACATTGAACAACTTAACAACAGATTATAGTGACTAAAAAATACTTCAGAGCCAATGAGTTTAAGGATGATGTTTACGCATCACAGAATGAAACATTTGAAAAGGGTTGGTCCTGCGGTTGGTCTTGTGGCGATGACTTCATCAGCTTCAAGAAAGGCTTCACATCATACGTGTACTCGCATCCACATCAAGGTAAAACCGTTTGGGTGACAGAGTCTCTGATTCACTTAGCCAAAAATGAAGGGCTCACCATATGCGTGTACTCACCTGAGACAGGAGGTAAAAAGGAAGTTGTGTGGAACTTGATACAGGTATACACAGGCAAGAGACTATACGGAAAGGGAGCCCATAAGATTACTACGCAAGAGATTGATAAGGCTATTGAGTTTATAGATAAACACTTTATTGTGCTAGAGCACAACCCATTCGCTAAGGGTGTATTGGAAAGATTTACTGTTAGGGATATATTCAATCAGGTACACTTAGCTGAGAAGGATTATGGTAAGAAAGTAGATGTGCTGTGCGTAGACCCATTCAACTTGTTAGACAGAGAGTTAGACGATGACAGAAAGGCTATCCAAGACTATGTACTAAGTACACTAAGCTTCATCAATGCAGCCTCTAAAAAGATGGAGCTACACACAATATTAGTAGCTCACCTTGCAGGGGAAGAGCTTATAGTAGATAAAGATACGGGTATAGAGTATATGCCTAAGCCTCACCCTAGTAAGCTTGCAGGTGGTCAGAGTTTTTGGAGAGCAGGCTTTCAGATGATTGGTTTATTCAGGGAGCCATACGGAATCCTTAAGAGAGATGGCTTCCCGTACCTTGAGAATTGTATGCAAGTGTTAGTGCAGAAGACAAAGCCATTCGGTGTAGGTAGACTTGGTATGTTCCAAGTATTCTATGATACAGATACACATACGCTCTACGAAACATTCGGAGATAAGAAGTACAGATGTGGAGCATTCGGTACAGACCTATACCATCAGATGTCGGGAGGTAAGAACACAAGCCTTACACCATCGGTTCATTGGGATGAGCCACTTAAATCAAAAGACGAAAAAATAGATATTTTTTAATTATGGGATACAAAAAATACATAAGAGAACTAGAGCAACAACTAGAAGCCTACAAATATTTTTCAGATGATAATTTGGAATTGTTAAAAGTTTCATTAGATTTGTCAATCGTTACTAATGAATTATGGGCAAGAGCTCAGAAGTTCCGTGGCAGAGAAGAGTACGATGAGCTGATGATATTTGTTGAGAAGCTCACCGATGCTAAGAAAGGCTATGATACTATGTACACTAAATACAATCTATCTACAAGAGCATTAGATGAGCTAAGGCTTACAGCTACTGCGTTAGGTAGAATAGTAATGGACTATGAATTAGAAGACTTACAAGGATTAAAATTATGATAGAAAAAATACAATGGTTAGGTGATTCCCACGAACAATGGTTAGCTCAACGTAAAGCCGTAGAAGGCTTAGGCTCATTAGAGATTACACGCATCGGTGCATCTGACATCGGAACCGTAACAGGTTCTAACAAGTGGAAGTGCAAGCGTAGATTATTCTACCACCTGATTGGTATGTACTCAAGCGAATGGAGAACAGCTAAGTCAGTAGGAGGACATCTATTAGAGAATGTAGTAGCTTCTAATTGGGAGAGTTGGACACCCAAAGAAGAAGAGTTCTTGTTCAACCTTGAGCGTGGTGTTAAGCTACGCAAAACTAAGAAGGCAGACTTCTTCTTACTAAACGATGAATACCCACAGTTATTTGTGTCGGTTGATAGACTGCACGATGGTCAGACATTCAGTCCGTTCACGGGTCAGGAGTATGCAGAGCTCACCCCAATAGAGCTAAAGACTACTGAGAGAGATTACTATAAGCTATGGGAAGATGGTATCACTCAACCATACAAGGAGCAGGTGATGTCTCAGATGATGGTGACAGGAACTGAGGTTGCAGTGTTCAACGTATTGGTGAATGGTGTGTACTTCCATACCCGTGAGGTAGAGTTCGATAAGGTTCTCTCCCAATTCATAGACCACGAGACAAGACAGTTTGCTCAACTATGTATAGCAGGTAAACAGATAGTAGACCTAATCAATTCAGCTAAGTCTACAAGCGAGAAGGAAGAGTATCAGGCTATGCTTGAGGACATCACTCCTGATGCTACAGAATTAGACGATGAGCAGTCCCTAAACAAGGAGTTATTCTCTGAATCTAACGGCTCAATTAAAGGCTCTGAGAGCGACTTTAAATTTCTATTGGACTACCAAGACGCCCACGATAAAATTAAGGGCTTAGAGGAGCTTAAACAGCTTAATAAGAATAAGATTACGACCCTTATGAAGGACGCAGAAGAGATGCTCTTCGAAGGAGGCAAAGTTGTATGGCGTAGAGCTGATGGTAAACGAGATTATTTTAACCTTAAACTATTTGATAAATAATTTAAAATAAATTTGGATTTGTTGTGGATAATGTTTAGGTTTGTGGAACAATTCCGATAAGGGATTGTCAGGTGTGATTACCTGATGGTTGTTTGGTGTTTAGGAAACGTGTCCCTTGGTAGGGTACTCTTTAAGGGTGAGCAGATGGTTCGATTCCATCACACGTTCAAAGGTTAAGTTAAGTTGGTTTGTTAAAGAACTATGGTGTAACGGTAGCACAACTCCCTTTGACGGAGTTAGTTAAGGTTCAAATCCTTATAGTTCTTCTTAAATTTTAAAATGTAATAATGATTATGAAAACACAAGAACAATTGAAAGCAGAGCTCTACGCTCCACTACCTGCTGAGGCTATTAAACAACATCCTACTAAAACATTCCTAAGCACCATCAAGCCTATCTATATCACAGATAGATTGAACGAGGTGTTTGGTATTGGGCAGTGGCAGACTAAGACAGAGAACGTATTAGTTAATGATAACGGAACCGTAGTTAACAAAACTACACTCATCATCGAGGAGTATGGTATCTACTACGAATGCTTCGGTGGTAATGATAATGGTGGTTCAGGCTCTAAAGGTTTCGACTTGGGTGATGCATTCAAGGGTGCTACTACAGATGCCCTTAACAAGATTGCAAGTTACTTAGGTATTGGTATTGATGTGTATCGTGGCAAGCAGTCACACGCAACAAACAATTACTCTAAGCCTGCACCTGCACCTATGCAACCTAGCTCATCGTTTGATGATACAGCAGACAGAAAGGCTAAGGCTTTGTCAGCTCTCCAAAAAGCTAAGAAGGTGAGCACAGTTAAAGGACTAATAGCAGAACAGAAAGCATTCAAGTCTATACCTGAAGGCACAAGCTTCCAAAGTGGTGCTACACTAGATGATGTAGTAAAGAACAATAGTATTGAATTAGTTGGGGATTTTTATAAATTTGTAAAGTAATGCACTATAGAGACGAGAATAGATTCACACAGGATGAGCGTGATGCGATGGATGGTCTTGCTCGTGTCGTGGCTTATGTTTGTGCAGTTGATTACGAAGAGATGAAAAGCAAGTGTCGTAAGAGAGAGCTTGTTGATGCTCGTAAGATTGCTTGCAAGTATGCATACGATAACATACCTAATAGTAAGTTTAATTGTGGCAGAAACTTAGCATTACCATCTTGGTATTTTAAGTGTGACCATAGCAGTATAAGTCACGCAATACATACAGCAGATGAGCTCTACGAATACGAACCCGTATTTTCTAAGTTATACGATACGGTTATTGAGATTGTAGATAACCCCAACTTTGAACCTGATGCAGACTACCTTAGATTTGTATCAGGTAAAAAGATTTGGGAGAATGTACGTATGGATGATAGAGAGTATCACAAGACTAGATACTCTGTTATTCCTGAAGCTGTTAAGGAGGAGATAACCAATATGTTTAACAAGGGTTATGGTCAGCTCTCCATAGCTAACAAGGTAAGAACTACAGTACCATTCATTGATTACTTTATTAAGAGAGAGGGATTGAAGAAAGATAAGATGGCTGATATAAGAAAGGTTATCACGAAAAGGAGAGATAAGTTTGGATTAAGTGAACTAGCAGTATACTAATGAAGCTAAAGACTTGTAGCATATGTAACAAAGAAACATATCTATGGAAATCCAATCCACCCTCTTGTAAAGAGTGTTGGCTTAAAATAAAGGCTCAGGAGCAATCTTCTGAGCCTAAGTCATATAGGGTATCCAAAAAGAAGCAAAGTCCCGCATATCGCATTAAAAGTGTATCTACGAAGAAGCTATCTGAATTGAAGGAGTATAGAGTGGTTAGGGATGGCTATTTGGATACGCATAAGATATGTGAGCACCCCGAATGTAAAAACCTTTCTGAAGACCTGCACCACGCCAAAGGTAGGGTTGGTAGTCTGCTCACCGATGTAAGATATTTCAAGGCTCTCTGCCGTAAGTGTCACCGATGGGTTGAGGATAACCCTGAGGAAGCCAAAGCCTTGGGACTTTCCCTGAGCAGATTAGATAATAACTAAAAAGGTTCTGAATTTTTTAGCTGCCCCCTTCACACAGATGATAGTTCGGTGGGAAATTTTGGGCAAAAAAAAAGGGGATAGCCATCGGCTACCCCCATAATTGTTCTAGGACTTTCTCAACATCCTCCTTGATGTTGTCTAGGTCATCACCAACATTCCTCTCTAGGATACGAAAGGCATTGTTACTTGCTCCCCGTAACTTGGCTAACTTGTCATCAAGTCGGTTGGCATCAGCATCTCTGCTCTCCCTCATCTCTAGGACTGCAACATCTAGGTTATCTTTTAGTAGTTGCGTTAGTACATAGGATAGTGCTAGTGCTTTCTCTTTAGCATTCACTAGGCTACCTCCTTCCGCATCTCTTTAAATTCAGTCATCACCTCTTCCCAAAATTCTATACGGGATGATTCTAGGCTACTGCTTTTGTATGCTTCATTGAGGCATTGTAGTGCAATGTAATTTGCTAAAGTTATTTGATTGCTATAGTCATTCGTAAATATCTTAGCGGTGTTCATTAGGTTGTTAACTTTGTCATTTACTTGTGTTGTCATATCATTTAATTAATACTGCATTTGGTGAACATTCAGTTGCAACTTACTAAAGTCGGCAACCATTTCAAAGTTATCCAAAATATAATTTACATCAATCTCGTTGGTGTATGGGATAACATCGGTGTCTTGTGTGTTATTGTAGTACACAATACATCCATCATTCTCAAACTGAATGCGTACTTCGTACTCATTAGTTAGTTCTATTAATCTTGATTTATTATTTCGCATCTCTAAATTCTTGGATAAACTTGTTGACTAATACTAGCACCATCAAAGTCATCACGAATGCTGATGTTCGTGGACTTGCTAACCTCTCCTTGAAAATGAATAGGGATAAGATAGATAGCACTAGGGTTATTATTAATACATTGTGTAAGATTTTCATTTGTGTTTCATATTATTTATTTGTTAGTAATGAGTTCATATTGATAAATGAGTGTGAACGATTGGATGTCATACCCAAGTCCATTCGGTCATAGTATTCGTTAACAAAGTCCCAAGCCATTCGCTTATCTATGTTAGCAACATACATTAGTGTTCTGACTGCAATAGGTCGTTTGCTCTCCGAAGATACCATCTCCTTAAACTTACCTATACTCTTTGCATAGTTAAGTATCTCCTCGTATAGTAACTCGTTCATTCTAGCAGGTCTTTGAGTTGCTCCTCAAATTCTATCTCATCCAATAGGTCAGTGAATATGCCGAAACAAAAACTAGGGTATGATACTAGATACTTTACATCATCGCTCCCTGCTTCCTTGTGTACATACTCTTTGTACCTATCATACTCCTTCTGCATATCTGCATCAGCGTTCTCCATAAAGTTATAGAATTTCATATTGATTTGTTTAATGTCCATTGCCTTGTAATTTATTTAGGTATAAGTAATCTTCTATTCTCTCCAGCACATCATTGTACTCATCTTGAATTTTATCGGTGTAACGCATATCATCGTCTTCATCTTTGATGTTATACAAGGGGACATTTTGCCCCTCGTATTTCATCTCAATAAATAACTCTGCTAATTCACCTGCTAGTTCATTTAGGTAGAAGGTAGCCTTTGGCGTACCATTAAGTTGATTTTCCATTGTCTTATTTGTTATAGTATGCAGTTATAAATTCTATTTGTTCCTCTCTATCCATCTCGTAGAAGTAATCTCTCAGTAAATTAAGTTCATCCTCTGCATCTTCGCCGTTTATACCTATCAGGGTTACGTTGAAAATTATTTCTAGTTCGGTAAAATTAAGTGAGCCAAACCAATTGTGTATAGCCTCATCAATTTGTTCTAAGTAGTTCATTGTCTTAAATATCTGAGTTATCGGTTAATAAAACTATTGATTGTAGTACGCTATTGCTTTGCTCATCGTATAAGTCCTCCTCCACAAAGTTAATCTCCTGCACATCAGAGTCAAAGTCTTCTCTATATAGTACGTTAATAAGTCTAAGGTCGTTGCCTTGTTTTTCTAATTCGTTTAAGAATTGTAATAATGCTTTTGCGTTCATTGTCTTATTTGTTTAAGGGTTTAGTAAATAGTTTCCAAGATAGGCTCTCCTCTGAATTAAGGTCACACGCTATCTCAATATTGTTAAGGTGTGTTATTGCCTCATCGCATTGTGAAGTAGGCAATTGGAATTTATCCTGCAAATCATTGGCATAAATAAACTCTCTGATAGCATTGATATCATCTTGAATCATTGCTAATCTCTGATTGATTTCTTGTGTGTTCATTGTTTGATTTGTTAAAGGGTTTGATAAAGGGGGGATTGCTCCCCCCGTGTTAATTAATAGTTAGCGACTACCTTCTCCGTTGAATATACCTTCGGGCATATTGATAAGATGATAATCTAAAAATATATCACGTTCCAATAACTCAATCGTATATTGTTTCATAGCACCTCTATTAAGAGAGGCTTTTGTGTGACCACCACAAACTTGATAGGTTAGTTTTGCATTGGCATAATACTGCTTTAACTCTTGGTTAGTTAATTCTTTGATTGTTTTCATTTGATTGTTTTTAAGGGTTAATAAATAATTGTGTTGTTTAATGATGTAAGTATAGTAACTTGCATTGACATTTGCAATAGCACGTTTGTAACTTGCTGATTGTCAGTCAAATAATTTGCTATTTGGAATTAGTCTAAATAAAGATTAGTTGATAAGTCGGACTTGGTATCCCCACTCTTCGTAGGTTTTAGTCCAATACTCTAACTCTGCTATCTCGAAATACTTGTTCCAATCTTCACCACTATGGCTAAATTGTACTACGGGTTTCTGCCATCTGCCGTATGTCCCGAATCTAAAATGTATTGTTCTCATAATTAAAGGGTTTAAAAAGGGGAGGGTTGCTCCCCGTGTGATTAATCTTGTTCGTTAAGTTGTTTATCTTCAGCAGTAAAATGTATAGCCAACCATATCTGCTCATACGTTGCTTCGTTTGTTAATGCACGATACAATACATCTTGTGCGGTTTCATCATCGCATACATACTTACTCTTGACATCTTCTATGCTCCATAGGTTGTCTACAAAATAGCCATTCTCTCTTAAGATTGTTTTGGCTAATTGAATTTCGGTGAATTTAGTTTCTTGTGTGTTCATTGTTTAATTTTTAGGTTTAATAATCATTAGTAATAAGCCCCCGTAGAATAGCACTACGTTTAGGGCAAAGAATAAAGTTAAAATTGTTTTAAAGGTTTCCATAGTTTAAAGGGTTTTTAAATAGTCATTTATACATTCAAGTTCTGATTTGTTTTCGTCATTGTATTTACTTTTTAAATAATCTTCGTAAATATCTATGGCTTCTTCCCATTGTCTATCTAAGAACTCAGACTTTAAGTTTGCGTTTATTGTTATACAATAAACACCATAAGCATTCCAATAGTTAGTTTTCATAATTTAAGGGTTTAAGGGTTTGTAAAAGATGATAGTTTGAAACGGGGAACAAATGCTCCCCGTGTTATTGTTATCCAAATATTACATCGTTAAGGAATACCTGCTGAATGATTACATCTCCCGTGTCAGCATCATCATTACCATTTATCATATCGAACAAATGATGTGTCGGTGTATTGGCTACACGCTTGTGTACATCTTGCAGGGTTATGTAGTTATCCTCGTTTTCCAATTGGTCTTCCTCATCACGAAGGTTTAACTTGCCCCCATCTCTAAGTATCTGCATAAATACATCTTCGTAGCAGATTGTTTCATTGGGTTTAAGTGATTGCAATTTTAGTTTGGCGTCCTTGTATGCCTGCTCATCGTATTGCAGGTCTAGTCCGTAGCCTTGTACATAGCCTAGTCCGTTGCATAGTGCATTGAAGAAATACTCTTCTGATTCTTGTGGTGTTAAAATGATTTTCATAATTGTAAGGTAACGATTAGCCTATACATCGTGAGGTTTTAAGGGTTAAGGGTTAATAGTTATATTGTTCGGTTATTGTTATAGTCAGTTGGTTGTACTTGTAGTCCATATATACTTTCCTACCACATAGGCATCCACAACAATCCCATTCGTGTCCGCAATTGCCTCCACTGAATGATAATCTTCTTGCATAGGAATCTAATAGTTTCCAACGCATCTTTGTTATTCTGCCATTGATTTTCTTTTGGAATGTACGATAATCGCAATCGCCATCCACTGCATTGAATTTATACAATCTCATAATGTTAAGGGTTTTAAACGGGGAACATATGCTCCCCGTATGGTTAATTAATCTTCTTGTGTTACTTCCTCTAATCTATTAAGGATAAGGTCTGCTGACTTACTTGCTCTCGCTGATGCAGTGATGAACATCTTGCGGTCTCCCGATATAGCCTCGTACCATCCTTTAAGATATGCTTGGCTATTGCGTTCAGTAGATTCGTTACTGATACCAACTTCTGCTGATACAAAGGATGCAGTCAACTCTGCTACTAACTCCTCAAGCCCATAGTCAGCACTTCCGAATACACCACCCTGCACAACTTCCTTGCGTTTAAGCCGTGTCTCGTGTCCCGTGCTATGTGCCAACTCGTGGAACATTACGCTATAGTATTCTTCAGTAGTTTTGAATTGCTCTAGCATTGGCATATTAACTAGGTCACGTGATGGATTGTAGTATGCTCGGTCACTAGCACCGATAACCAATTGCTTGAGTTTGCAACGTGTAGTATAATCACTCACAATATTCTCACATAACTCTATTGGCTTTGCTGACTCATTAGGTAATTTAACTTCCTTGAGTTTGATACCTTCGGTTTGCTCATAGTTAAACACATTGTAATACTTCAGCATAGGTATAATCTTCTCTTCCTTCTTGCCCGTATCCTTGTTAACTTCAGTGGTTTTTAGCATCTTCCAAAACACTACTTGAGTAGATGTTGAGCCTTTCTTCAATGTGCCTCCCAACTCTTGAATCTGCTTGAAACTATACCAATAGTTAGATGTAAATTCAGTCATTGATAGGAGGAACATATTAACACCTCTGTAGCGTTTTCCCGTTCTTCCGTTGCAGGGATAAGCACCTTGCACATCGCTCCAACTCTTTACCCATACTAGGGAATTGTTAGTTTGGATAGCATTCAATACCTTGTCGGTAATCATTTGGTAGACATCTAATTTTTTGTTTTCAGTTTTCATAATTTTAAGGGTTTAAGTTAAGGGGAGTTTTGCTCCCCGTATGATTAGTTAATATTTGTTATCCAATTAGTGTAAACATCATCGTAAGTTAAGCCATATATTTCAGCCAATTTCTCAAAGATACGCTGTCTGATTAGGCTATCTCCTAAGCCAATGTATTCGTACACATCGCTATGCTTATCAAGGGTTTCAAATAAGCCTTCAAAGGTAGCATTTGCATCAATTTCAATACCCAAATCATCTGTAGGGTATTGCTCTAAATAAAAGGTTTTAAGTTTCATAATTTTAAGGGGTTTTGGTTAAGACGCTCATCAGAGCGTTTCGGATACTCAATCCTCATCAGTTAACCTTTGTATGCTTTTTCTCTTGATTGTAGATACTTAATTTGCAATCTCTGATAGATTCTAAATTATCGTAATCGCATTTAACTAATTCTTCAAAAGTAAACTTTGCATAGTCATTTTGTATCGCATTTTGCAATAGTAAAATTGTTGAAATGATTGAATGTTTCATTGTTTTAAGGGTTTGTTTACACGACATTGTGTAGTGCCTACCTAATGAATCGAACATTAGTACATCCAATGTAAGCATTAATCTATAGTTACGCTCTCCTGTTAACTATCCGAATCCTCAAAGAACATTTACCTACTCACTACTAACCAAACACCTACATACTCACTTATCTCTGCTTGGCTTTCTTTTCGCACTTACTAAGGGTAAGCCCTGAACCGACATCGCATCGGTTTTGTTCGTGATTGAACAATGCAAGTATCGGCATAAGGTTTTACTCCCACAATAGGGCTACTAATAATAATTTAGGATAAAAATAAAGGAATAGCTTAGCGATACTTTAAACGTGGTTTTTTACTAAACTCTTAACAATTTGATAACAATTTCTTAACATTGGAATATACCCAAACATAGTAGATAAGCATAGTATTTTAGTGTATATACTCTAATGCTCACCGATAATAAAACCCTATATACTAGAAGACAGATACACGGAATACATAGTGGAATAACATAGGTTGGGGATGTGCATAAACTACACACAAAGCACACACACATACACCTGCAAGCATAGGTATTTATACTCAATGCTTTAGGCTTCATTTAAAGCCCTACAATCTACTCTAATGTATGCTAGATAGTACAAGCCCATACTAGGTATAACGTGGCTTAGATAGGCTTAGATTGGGTAGGGTTATTCCCATCTCATCTCTATCCACACACACATTAAAACTCAATCCATCTACCCACGAGCAGGGAGGTATAATCTCTATGCTGATTGGGGGATGAAGCATAAGGGATACCAATTTCAATCTACTTCTATTTCATTGGCTATCAAGGGTTTAGGGGTATGTGCAATGTTGCTCAATGTGGCTTTTAGGGGTGCGGGGTTAGGGCAATCGACTTCTCTTTGGTTACCCGTGCCCCTGCGTATAGGGTATAACCCCCACTCTCCATAACCACTTAGTGTATAAAACAACACCTAATAACCTGACTAATGTGAGCTCATAATGTGGCTTTAAACATACGTGAGTACAGGGTATCCACCGTACAGATAAAAGTGGCTTAGTGTATAGTATATAGGAAATCACGAGCTAATGTGTCTTCTATATCGTTATGGTTGTGTATAGCGTGGAATGAGTAGTCGTTCTTTATATGAGCATCTGCTCTGCCTCTATCGCATTTAGCTTTAAACTCTTCTATGGTCCTTGAGTAGTAGTGGTTTAACTGAGCTATTGTATCGTCTCCATTTGGGTTAAATGGTCCTATTACTTTATTACCGTTTGTATCTGTAGCAGGGACATCGTATGGGTTATGTACATCCATTCTTGAGCTATTGTTAGTTAGGTTTAGGATACACTTTATATGCTCATTAACGCCTATCTGTCTTTTAGTGAATCGTCTTAGGTAAGAGTAATCGTCTGTTACTTCGGTGAGCTGATTATCTCCAAACATCACCCAATTTATGGCTACTGCTTGTGCATCTTCATAATCTTGTAGAAACTCCCTTATGGTGGGGGATTTTTTTAGGACAAGGTATTCATCTACATCAAAGAATGCTGCCCAAGTGAATGCTTTCCTGTAGTGAGATAGGAAGTATCTATATGCATCTCTTTGCTTATTCTCTCCTGGGTATGGGATTATGCTTACCTGACGATGTGGGTACTCAAATTCCCAGTTGTTTGCATATATGAATATGTGGTCAAATCCGAGCTTTAGGTTGTATGATATCCACTCCTCTATGTAGTGGTCTTCATTCTTAGCTATGCATACTAGAGCTGTTGTCATTTTTATTCCTCTTCATCTTCAGTGATTTCGTATTCATTAGGTTTTATTCTAATGCTTGCTGTATCACCTTCTATGTTGATGTATATATTGGCGAGCTGTTCATAGGAGAATACAAATGCTTTTCCTTCTACGTATATAATGATGTCTTTTATTTTCTCTAATCTCATATACCGTATGTGTCTCTAATGTACTGGCGAGCTTCACCATAGCTTTCAAATGTTCTAAGGTAATCAAACTCTCCTGGGCTTACTATAGTGTAGGAAATATTTATAATTTCCCCATCTAAGTCAAGCTCTGTTTTTTCTGTTATTGTTATAATGTCTTTCATAGTAAAATCATAATTAATATAATACCAACGAAACATAAAAGCACCAATAGCATAGATATTACGAAATACAAAAATGCATATGGGTACGGGTTCTTATTCTCTCTTAGTGTATGATTATATACCTCAGGAGATGGATATTTATGTTTCTTTTTCATCGTTTTTGAATTACTTTTCTTAGTGCAGCTCTAATCTCTTTAAGCTCTCTCTCTTTTATTTCTTTCATCTTCATCAAGGCATCAATCTTTTTCTGTCTTGATATTTCGTCTGCTAATGCTTCCAATACTTTCATTGTTTTTTATTTAATATATAGTGCATACTCTCTGTTTCTTCTTGCTAAAAGAATTGGTTTACCACCAGCATTCTTCCACATTTGGAAACCTTTTTGAATTAAATCATTAGATTCTTTAGAATTTACACGTTTCAATAATGTAGAGCCTTTAAATCCATTAACACCAATATTAAAACAAAGGCTTACTAATGAATCAAATTGATTTTGATTGATATCGTCACGAGTATTTGAATATACTGCAAGCTCGTAATGTTTTAAAAGATTTGCAAATAGCTCCTTTGCTCTTTCTTTACTTATAGGCTGGTCAGTCATTTTTACCTTTTCGCCATTCTCATAATAAGTGCAACCTACTCCAATAGTTGGAACTTTAACTGAGTCTAAATAAGGATGCAAAACCATTCCTTCTTCACCGATGATGAAGTCAAGACCATTTCCTGATACTTTTTTAATTTCCATATTATTTTATTTCTTGTTAATTAATACAGTCACCCTAAATACAAATGAGAGACTGGATATTATTGTTGTGATGGTGATTAGTGGTAGTGACCACAGAAACATTACCAAAATTACTAAGATGTCTGCAACTTTTGATGGTGCATCTTTTACAATAAATAACAATGGCTTTACTGAATAGGTTAAGCCGAAGTCAAGTACAGCCTTCTCAAACTTATTCGCTCTCTTCCTCATCGCTTATTTGGTCTCTTAGGTGCATAATTGATAATACGTGGGAGAGCATATTAGCTGTGCATCGCTCTCTTAAGCCTTCAGTCTCGCTTGAGTCTCTTTCGGCTCTTAATCTTTGGACCTCATCATCCAAGATTTTAATAGCATTTAGTATGCCTTCTTTGTAGTTTTTCATATTAGTCTGTTTTCTTCCAGTTGAATGTGCATTGGCGAACTATTTCGCTTTCATATGCTTCAAATGGGCTTAATGTTAGCATTACTTTATTATCTTTTATTATCTGCTCAGGGAACCTGTCAAGTGTGTATAGTGGTTCCTTTAGCAACTTTTTAAATTCATCACGAGTAGATACATTAGATACTATAAAAAAGCCATCTCCATTAGTAAATGTGTCACCAACATTGTATTTGCAAACTACATCTTTTAGCTTTTTACTAGCAGCCACCATAATTAGCAAGTTTTTCTAATCTTTCAGCCAGTTCAACACAATTTTCTTTTACTAAATACCTCTTACCACCATCCATTACTATAAAAGATAGTGAATCACTTCCAGTGTATGATTCAATCTGTGCCACATATTGTGGATTGATTGCAATATCTAATCCTGCTTCGTCTGTTGTCTTATAAAATTGTAACATAACGCTAAGGTAAGGACTTATTTTGTTATATCAAAATTTATTTTTACTTTTGTATAATTAAGAATGATTCTAAATAATGAACATAAAGCAAAATACCAAGTATATACTTGAGCATCCATATACCAAAAAGGCTATAGAGCAATATAATAATGGTGATTCAACTATGCTTGAGCACTTGATATTTGAGGTGCAGTTTCACGCATTTGATAAAACAGCTCTTTTGTGCTCTAAAGTGTATGGGTTAAACAAGTGGAATAATACTGTGGTTATAAAAGATATAATCAGGAATGTTGAGCCACCTGAAAATTTATCTATATCACTTTCTATTCCCAAGAAGGCTAGTAAGTAAAAAAACAGAATTAGTTATTACGTATCTTTGCATATCAATTGATATTAACTTAAAACATTTTATAAAATGGCAAAAATGCAATTAGACCCTAAAAAAATGGAGGTCGTTAAAAAAACAGTAAGCGTTGCAGCACCAACAGGTGGACCTGGAACAAAAATGCCAAGACCTGGTCAATTAGAAGAAGTTGTTATTACTGGTATGAAAGAAAAGCCACTTCTTACTATTGGTACTGGAACACACTCAGCTTCAACTCCGCTTTATGCAAGTGTTGTTAAAGAATATGTTGATTCAGTAAATCCTAAATGGAAAAAACTTATTGATACAAGTTCAGCTGAAACTATTAAAAAATCATTAAATGGATTAGGTTCTCAATTAAATGGTTTTGCTCAAGAAATTGCTAAAAAATATTTTTCTGACAAAAGTGGATATGAAGGCGAAGTTAGAAAACAAGTAAAAATTGGTGTAGCTGAAAGAAATCCAAATTACAATTTTTAATATATAATATATACTAAGAGAAGCTCACCAAAACGGTGGGCTTTTTTTTTGTAGTTTTGTATTGATGAAAGCTAAATCAAAAATGGGTATGGGCTTTAAGAAAGCTGCTGCCTCAATCGCAAAAAAACAGGGTATCCCAGTTAAGAACGCAGGAGCTATCCTTGCAGCTGGTGCACGTAAGGCATCTGCAAAAGCAAAAGCAATGAACCCAAATCTTAAAAAAGTATTAATGGCTAAAAAAGCAAAGTAATGAAAAAACCAACAGTAAGTAAAAAAGCAGGAGCTAACAAAGGAACTCCAGTATCATTAAAGAAAGCTAACGCTATGGTTAGTCAATTCGTTTACAAGCCTACTAAAGGTGCTAAAAGAGGTAAATAAGATGGCAAAGATGCAAAAACCAGACCCTAAAAATATGGTCACTATTGGCAGATTAAAAGAAATAATTGCTAAAAACAATTACGATAAAAATAAGATTGAGTATTTAAGAAAAGCTTATGGTACTGATATGCGTGATGCAAGTCCAGAAGATATTAAGGACCAAATTCGTTTAGCTCAGATTGAGGACCAAAACAAAAGATATGGTGCTTTAATTACAAAAGCAAATAAAGAGGCAGCAGCTAAAGCCAAAAATATGGTTCCAGTTGGAAGATTAAATCAAATTGCAGATTCTTTATTAGATAGGGGTGCGAGTAAGGTAAAAGTACGTGCAGGTCTTAGTGGTGATATGGAAAGTAAATATGCTAAAGGTATTATGAAATCTGCTGATTCTGACCTTACAAGAGGTTTAAGATATAAGGCACTTGCTAATAATGCAATAAACAAAGCTAAAAATAAATAATGGCAAAGGCTAAAACCCAATCAGTCGTTAAGAAAATAGAGAAGGCTAAGGTCGCAAGACCTGGTGTTCACTCTAAGAAGAATACAAGCAAATTAAAGTCTTCTAAGAACTACGTTAAGAAATATAACCGTCAAGGAAAATGATGAAAAAAGTAAACAAGTTAGGCGTAGAGAATAGCCTATACAACAATATTCGCAAGAAAGCAGAGATGAATAAGAAATCTGGTGCTAAACCCAAAGCTCCTACTAAAGCTATGCTTATGATGGAGAAAAAGATTAAAGCAAAGAAGTAATGATTTATGAGCCACACAATAGGGTTGAGGTTTGCTCTCCTAAAGGTGATGGCATAATATGGTTAGTTACTGACTACGGTCACGAGACAGATACCATATATACTGTAATAATAAATGCTACCGGTGAGCTTTGGCAATTCAGACACAAAGACATCAGAGTTAAACCAAATATAACATTCGGAAGAAATGAAAATACCAAAAATAGGTAATAAGAAAAAGGCAATTAGAAATATGAGGATTGGACAAGAGATGATTGAGCCAAGTGGTGAAAGAGCATCTCATAAAATGGCTTATGTTGGTGATATAACAAAAAGGAGAAATGGTAATTTTGCTGTATTCCCGACAATTGCTCCTAAAGTTGGTAAAGAAAAATCTAAAAACCCTTCTGATTGGAAAAGTCAAACCCCAAAAGAGGCTCAAGCAAGAGGTGAAATGATTTATGTTAATAGCCGTAGAAAAGCACAAAAATTATCTGCTGGTTCTTGGAAAAAGGGAATTGAAAAGAAAGAGGCAATGAAAAACTACAGAATTGAAAAGAAAGAAATTAGAGTTGATAAAAGAATTGAAAAAAAACTAAATAAACTTAAATAATGGCAAAGACAGCTGCTTGGACCAGAAAAGAAGGTAAGAACCCTACTGGTGGATTGAATGCAAAAGGTGTAGCTTCATATAGAAAGGCTAACCCTGGAAGTAAGCTTAAAATGGCTGTAACTACTCCTCCGTCTAAGTTAAAGGCTGGTAGCAAAGATGCTAAGAGACGCAAGTCTTTCTGTGCAAGAATGTCTGGTATGCCAGGTCCTATGAAGGATGATAAGGGAAGACCTACAAGGAAAGCTTTATCTTTAAGAAAGTGGAACTGCTAATGTGGGCAATACTATTTAAACTCTGGTTAGTTTTGTTTCTTTTGATGCTTGCATCGTTACCTGAGTAGCTTAGCACTACTTATTGGTAAATATCCAACAATCTTAGTTACCTTACTGATATTATCAAACTCTGTAGTTGCTGGCATAGTATGCTCAAACCACTTTGGTTTTTTTACAGAGGATATATCAAAGCTGTAGATACCTTTTGGGGTCCAGTTAACATACCTTGGATTTGACATAGCTATAAGCTTATCCCACTTAATCTTTTCTATGAGGAGCTCATCATAATGAGTATACCTAGACTTTAACTCTATGTGCATATCATACTGTTTACTATATGCATCCTTGGTGTCAAACTGGTCAGTCTTCTCCAAGTCTGGAATGTAGTGTGTTTTTAGGTGTTCAAATAGCTTTTGTTCATTCATAAATATACCTTCTCTATATCCCAGCAGTTCTACAAACCACCAAGTTTCGTTAACATTAACAGTGCGTACCCCAGAACTGAGAATTTCCTCAGACAAGCCCATCTACCAAGCTTTGTTTTCATACCACCCAATTGTTTCTATCTGCTGGTCGAGAGTTCAATGCTTTTTCCTTGATTGCTCCCACTTTGACAATTGTTGTTATTGCTTTTATAGTCATATTTTTGATTGAGCTATTCACCCCTATGCACTTCTCAGTAGTAGACTTCTGAACTGAGTAAGGTTACAAAGTTAAATATAAGTTTTCAAAAAACAAAATAAAAAAATAAATTTGCATATGTCAATAGTATTCCGTAGCTTTGGATATTGTTAAATAATTAAATGATTAAAGAAATGAGTACACAACAAAATGAGAAGGTTTATGTAAATGGTATGTTTATTAAAACCCAAAAAACAACATTCGGTGACATTATCAAAATCTCTATCAAGGTAGATGATGTTACTAACTTCCTAAAAGAAAACAGTAATAACGGTTGGTGTGATATTGACTTGTTGCAGAAAAAACAGGTTGATGAGAAAGGTCGCACACATACTGCTGTATTGAATACTTGGAAGCCAAACAAAACATCAGCACCAGTTGCAGCTGCTGAACCAAATGATTTACCGTTCTAAAGATGGCAATCAAGAGAAGCTTAAAAGCTCAACAAAAAAAGAATCGTGAGAAGGCAATTAAGGAGGTTAACGAGGTTATTCGTAATGCAGTTAAGAACTTTGATTTTCTAAGCACATTGATTGTTGAGGGAGATGCAGAAGCTACATACCACAATATTATGGACTTTAGAGAGTCTGTAGAGAAGATGGTAGAAGAGATTAACGAGGAGATGCAACAGCATAATTCCAAGTAAATAAAAAAGGGGAAGCTTATGGCGACCCCTTTCTCTTTTCTTCAAATCAAAGATTAAGCAGATGCAGCAGCTAAGATTGCTGATACAGCCTCACCAACGAAAATAGTACCATTTTGCAAGTTGTTACCTACGTTGTAGCTGTAATCAATTGCAGAGTTAATACCATTGATATTAAAAGCACCACCTGAAGGTGAACTTTTAACTGTTAAAATGTTGTCAGTGTTAATTAAACGCTGAGCTGAAGCTGCTAATGTTCCTTCTAAAGGAGTTACATAAGCAGAAACTGAAATAAGTTTAGCCATTTTTGGTTAAATTTAGTTGTTAATAAATAAGTTAATGAATACACAAAGATAAACATAATATGATACGAATTTTAACATATGCACCTGTACCAAGCGATGGTACAAGCTTTTACAGAATGAGTGGTGTTGTTTCTTACTTGCAAAAAGAACATTCAGATATATATATTAAAGATATATCTGGTAGGCAGGATTGTGATTGGTGTGATTATACAGGATATGATATGATAATATATCAAAGACCATTTATAGAACCACACTTAAAGATGATTAGTATGATGAAGCTTATGGGACTAAAGGTTATTATAGATTATGATGATGACATATTAAATATACCAATGCATAATCCATACTATATTAACTATAATGCTAATAAGGGTACTATAGAGAATATTATTAAGATGGCTGACGAGGTATGGGTTTCTACACCAGATTTAAAAAAGACTGTTGTAGAGCTTAATAAAAATGTAACCGTAATACCCAATGCACATAACGACTATATATTCCCTGTAAAGAATAAAAAGTCTTTTAATAATGATACAAAGAAGGTTGCATATAGAGGTGGTACTACACACGAGATGGATGTGTATTCAAGGATTAACGAGTGGACATCAATAGTAAACAAAAATAAAAAGACTACGTTTTATTTTATTGGTGCAAGATTTCCTTATTTGGAGAGCAAGTGTGATGATAACTATATTATTGTTCCAGGCTCACACATTCTTGATTACTTCAGGAATATGGGTAGCTTAAATCCTAATATATTTATTTACACACTAGAAGATACTCAGTTTAACAGAGCTAAGAGTAATATATCTTGGATTGAGGCAACATATGCAGGTGCAGCAGTATTGGCTCCTGAATATCTTAGCGAGTTTATTAGACCAGGTGTAATAAACTTCAATGATTCTATGGAAGATATATTCAATGCAGTAAAAAAGAACTATAAGCTTCTTAAAGAAATGAACGAAGAATCTTGGGATTATATACAAAATAAGTTACTTTTATCAACTGTAAACGAAAAAAGATACCAATCTATTGTAGAGGTTAAAAATCGTAAGTAAAAAGTATATATCTTTGCATATACAAAAAGGAAGAAAATGTCTTGGAACACAAAAACAAGTAAAATATACCCACTTCGTATAAAAAACTCACAAAGATACAAAGCTGAGGTTGTTGCAAATAACAGAGGAAGGAAGCTCTCCGAACATCTACATTGGTTAATAAATCAATCAATTACTAATTACGAGATAGAGTTCGGTGAAATTAATGTACCAAAGGAAGATAGCTAATGAAAACATTTGGAGAAAACTTTTTTATTAAATACAATAAAGGGGATATTAAAAACTATGAATTAGCACCAGGTGTTGTAATTCAAATTGAAGCAGAGTGTAATACAGATGTTAGGGGTTATCACGAGCAGGTTGGAACTATCGTATGTGCACCAGAGGGTCATACATTCTTTAAGGAAGGAGATAAAGTATTGACTCACTATTTATCATCACACGAAAGTAATGCCCTTGAGGTTAATAAAGATACAATACATAAGATTACATTGCCTCAGATATTCTTAAAGATAAATGAAGACGATAGCTTTACTCTAGCAGAAGATGTTTATCTGTGTGAGCGTATCAATGTATCATCGGTGACAGAATCTGGTATCATAACTACATTCTCTGGAGAAAAGAATGAAAGTTTAAAATTAGTGGTTACACATATTCCATCATCTGTAAACAAAAGATGGCTTGATGAAAAGATTAATGTTGGTGATATAATTATGCCACAGGATGATTTTAATTATACATTTACTTATAAAAAGAAAGAGTATATTAAGATTGACCATAAGTTCATAATGTGTACATATAGCAATGAAAAAGAAACTGCCTAGTACAATAGATGAGATTGAGTATATCCCATTTGTAGGTAGAGATATAGACTTAAATACAAAAGGAAAGCCCTCGGTGTATTTAAGAAATGTTATAATCCCTTATTATAGGAAGGTGATAAGAGGATTAGAGAGTGAAATAGTTAGGTTAAGGAAATCAAAGAAGGAACTGCTTGATAGGAAGAACAAGCAGATTAGTGCAAAGAGGTGGCTTACATACAAGAGTAATCAACAGAAGTACGCAGTACAACAAAAGAAAGTAAGGCAACAATCTGTTGAGTTGACGAAAGGAAAGGTTAGGAAGTCTGCATTTGAGAAAGCAGATTTATTAGCAAGTGTTTATTATCTACCAGTTTATATTAAGCTGGCTATGGAAAATGGATTGAGGTTACAAGAGTTTGTATATATTGTTTATACAAGTAACTTTAATTACATAACAATGGCAGATTACAAAGAGTTCTTTAAAGATTCGTTTAGTATGACGCATTTTAACGCCTGTAGAAGACTTGAATTTATTGATTCGAATAAAAGTATCGTCAATAACTATTTCTTGTCTTTAAAGGGCAGGAATTTGATTAAAAAGGTGCAAGAAGAAGTAGAAGTATTTAAGGATGAATAGACCAAATTTAAAAGGATTAAAATCAGACCAATTAGAGTATGTTGAGTATTTGGAAAAAGAACTCTCCACGTTTCAGAATGATGGTGCAAAAAGGTTACTCTTTGAGTTATCTGGTATTGCTGGAGATTTCGCAAATGACATTTCTTCCATCAGAGGTGGGGCTATTGCAGGCAAGTATATAAATGATGATAAGTCTGATGCGATGATTGATAAGGTTATGAAGCTTGTTGACAAGATGGATAAGTTTAAAATGCTTGCACAGCTCACCGAATCAGAAGAGGAAGATAAACCAAAGGCTAAGAAGATTATTAGAAGACCAGAAGATTTGATACGTGGCAATTAATCAGGAACTTATAGATAGTGCGTTAGATAAATTTGAACGCAAAAGAATGTGTGGTGAGATTAGTGTCGAATTACCAGCCCCTCCCCTATTTAGAAGTATAGCCAATTACGACAAAGATAAGTCTAATCAGAAGTTTCATTACACAGATGTACCACTAAATTATGAAGAGCTGGATGATGATGAGCAGGGTGAGATAGCACTTCGTGAATACGATAGGATAAAGAACGGTTACTGGTTTTTCAATAACGGAAACTTAGAATATATTACAGGATACCATTACGCATTCTTAACGTATATGGTTATTGATGGTGATAAACCATTATTTACAGATTCTCAAAGAGATTTTTTTTATGTGTGGGATGCGGTGGAGAAAGACCCTAGTTGTTTCGGATTATGTTTAACTACACCAAGACGATGGGGAAAAGGGGAGGTGTCAATCATCATCGCATACCTACGCACAATCCTAAATCAGTTCTCTCACTGTGGTATACAGTCTAAAAACCTTGATGGTGCTAAAGACTTATACGCAAAGCTTGTACAAAGATGGCAGCGTTTACCCGCATATCTTAAACCAATAGATGAGGGTGAATCTAATCCTAAGTCTGCTCTCCGTTTCTTCGAACCAGGAAAGAGAAGTACCAAGGCACAGAAGAAAGAATACACTACAGCATTAAATTCTTGGATAGACTATGCAGCAACTGTAAAGACTGCATACGATGGTCAGAAGTTAAAAACATATATATTCGATGAGGCTGCAAAGGCTGAGAATGTAGATGTTGAGGAATGCTGGAACGTAGTAAGGTTCTGCTTACTTAATGGTTCACGTATTATAGGTAAAGCATTAATAACAACAACTGTAGAGGATGGTGACTCTTTTGAGGCATCTGTTCAATACAAGAATATATGGGACAAATCAAATCCAAATGAAAGACTTGAAAGCAATAAGACGCAAAGTGGATTATGGCGTTATTTTAACCCTGCATATATGGGGTATTATGGAGAAGATGATATTACAGGTGTTTCTTTTATAGATGAGTACGGTTATTCAAGACAGGAGCTCGCCAAAGAATACATACTAAGAAACAGACAGGGATTGGATGACAGGCAATTGGCATCTGAGAAAAGAAAGCTACCACTAACTGTTGAAGAGGCATTTCAAACCGACTCAACTCAGTGCCATTTTAACTCTATAAATCTTAATGAGCAGCTCACCTATTTAAGAGAGTATGCACCTAAGGGATTAGTAAACAGAGTTACATTTTATAGAAGCTCTAATGGTGATGTTACCTGGAGAGCTGACCCTAAAGGAAAGTTCCAGATGTGCTGGGATTTTAAGGACCGAAAGGATGCTAATAAAAACATTGTCGAGAATGGGCTTAAGAAGCCGTCTAACACATCATCTTTTGCAATTGGGGTTGACCCCTTTGCCAGCACAATTATAACGGGAGAGCAGGGCTCTAATGGCGTAGCATACGTATATAGGAAGCACGATATAAATGACCCAGAGGATAGTGGTCTTGTGGTGTGCAGATATGCAGACAGACCTCCACTAAAATCTATATTCCACGACCAAGTTATTTTAATGTGTGAATACTATGGATGTAAGGCTAATTACGAGAGTGATGTTGAGGATTACTACGAATACTTTATTAACAAGGGATATAGAAACTATGTAATGTGGAGACCAAAGTCTACTATAGACCCTAATAGAAAAAATAAAAAAGTTAAGTACGGTACTCCATCTAAGGACCCATTTGCTCTACAGAAGCATTTTGATACCGTATATGACTATGTTGAGCTCCACTGCAATAAGATATACTACGAGGAGTTAATACTTGATTTAATAAGCTATAAACATATGAAGAGAACAAAGTATGATGATACTGTTGCATTTGGTATGAGCTTACTTGCAGGGACCGAAAATGTCAAAGTTGAAAGCAAGGAGAATAAGTTAGTATTTATGAAATTTGCTCAACCAGTTAAAAACATAGGTTATTAAAAAACAAAGACTTATATTAGTTATTTTTGTAAAGAATTATATTTAGGATAAATGGCATACGAATCATACTACGGTTTTCCCAACCCATTAGCTACGGATAGCGATAAGAATAACCCCGACTACGGTTTAAAAATTATGAAAACTGCTTATAGTCAGTGGTTAAACGGCTATGGTGGTGTTAGCCAAAAACAAAGACAGGTTAGATTTGACTATAATAAGTCATATGCAACAGGTATGCAACCTATGCAAGAGTTTTTAGATTATCTTGACATTAATGGTCAGCAGCCATATTCAAATATAGATTTTACACCGCTACCTATAGCTATTCCTATTATAAATAGAATTAAAGATAGATTCAATCAGCGTATTGAAAAAATTAGATGTAATGCTATAGACCCAGTTAGTGTATCAAAAAAGAATAAAGAGAAGTTAGATGCTCAGTTCCGTATGGACTTTAAAAATGAGATTGCTCAACTTCAACAGAATACAGGAATACAATTTGAGGACCCAAATGCGTTTACTCCAGAAGATGCTGAAGAAAACGATATTTACTTTGGATTCAACTACAAGCAGCGTGAGGAAGTTATGATGGAACAGGGTATTGACCTTGTGATGTACGATAACGACTGGTCTGAAATTAAGGATGCGATGCTTGATGATTTAATTACATTCGGTATATCTGGAACTAAAACATTTATTGATGCTAACGGAAAGGTTAGATTAAGAAAAGTAAATCCATATAATCTAATATTATCTTATAGTGAGCGTAATGACTTTAAGGATATAGAATGGGTTGGTGAAGTTGTTTATACTCCAATTGCTGAAGTTCGTATGACATATCCAGGGAAAATTTCTGAGGAAGAGTTATTCAACTTAGCTAAAAACTCTACTAGTAAATATGGTAATCCTGCATCTTGGGCATTTACTTGGAACTACCAATACGCAAATGCATTTGCAAGACCATATGATGCATTTAGAGTACCAGTATTAAATCTATCTTTTAGAACCTTATATAATCTTAAATACGAAAAGAATCAAGATAGATTTGGTAAAACACTTCTTGATAGAACTGAAAAGATGAAAGATGGTAAGGATTATGTAAAGTCTAAGCCATACTTTGTTGAATATCAAGGTGCTTGGATTTGTGATACCAATCACCTATTG